CTATCTAGACCAAATTAATAACATTAGATTAGTAGAAGAAATTATGTATAGTAAAAACTTGACACTTGCAGGTCAAGTAGATTGTGTTGCAGAATACAATGGTAAATTATCTGTTATTGATTTTAAAACAGCAAATAAAGAAAGAATCGAGGAGTGGGTAGAAAACTATTTCCTACAATGTACAGCATATTCAATTATGTACAATGAAACTTATAATGAACCTATAGAACAGATAGTCATATTAATGGCTGCAGAAGATGGTTCAATGAAAGCATTTGTGAAAGAACCGAAAGATTATGAAGATGAATTGCAAAAGGCAATAAAGACTTTTTATGACACAGTTAATCCACAATTACAAGAGGTTAAATAGTTTAGGCACTCTACCACTTTAAGAAGTGCCGGAGCTTGGTGTATGCTCGGCACACAGAAATACACCCCAAGGTTTTTATATTATGAACGCTAAACAATTTAGTTTAAAGATTGAAGAAATCAAAAGAAACAATGGCGACATGTCTTACATGGACGCCATCTTGCATTATTGTGATAAAAATACTATTGACCCAGCAGAAGTAGGCAGATACATTTCTAAAAGTCTAAAAGAAAAAATTACAATAGAGGCACAAAGTCTTAATTTGATTGAGAAAGGAGGAAAACTACCATTGTGAAGTATGACCCATATTATTATGATGGTTTTGCAGTTTACAGAAAATATTTAGCATATAAGTTGCATTTCACTACAGACAAGTATGATTATACAGAACATAGTGGCATGGTGCATACTAAGTTAGAAACATTTACAAAAAGAAATGATAGGTATATGTTTCACAAGTTAAGTGTAAAGTATAATCAAGATGAAATTGATGACTTTATGATTGCAAATTTTCTTAAAAAGAATAAAGCATGGTCAGGTAGTTTATTAGAAAGAGATAGTCATGAAACATATTTGCAATACAGAAAAAGAAAAGAGGCAACAAATTACTACTTCAAAGAAGATTTGGGCAGAGTACGGTCTCTTATTGATATGGACAATATTGAACCCAACCATGTTGTTACTGTTAGTGATGGCCAGCATCCAATACTTTTACGACATTGTATTGGAAATAAGATTACTAAAGAGACATTAATAATTATGGATTATCATTTGAATTTTATGAAAGACTGGAATAAAAACATAACAGATAAAATTGTGTGGCCAGATTTTTATAAAAAGGTACAAAAGTTTAAACCGTTTTTAAAGTTTAATCAAACAGAAACAAAAATAATATTAAAGGAGAAGTTATTATGAAAACAGATAGTCATAACAATGGGACACCTTATGTTGAAGTAGTGGTGTATGCAATGATAATTATAGTAGGGTATCTATTATGGATTTAGATATATTTAACATTATACTTTTAACAGTATTAATATTTGCAACATTGGTAGGTGTAGTATGAGTGATGATTTTTTAAAGTTAAGAGAATATACTAAAGAAGAAAAGTGGCAATTACTTGCTGACTGTATCAGAAGTGGTCAAGTAGAGGCAAGAGAATTGCATGAGGAATTTGAAAAAGACCCGGAGTTTAAAGAGTGGTACAAAAAGAAATATCTACTGGATTAGATTGGTATATAAAATGGTTTGCAAGTATTGTATTGATATTCGGTGCAGTTACAACAGCCATGAATCTATACCCATATAACATGTATTTTCAATTTGTAGGTATTACAGGTTGGTTGATAGTAGGTATATTATGGAATGATTGGTCATTGATAGTGGTTAATATTGTAGGTTCAATAATTATGTTGATAGGTATTTTACACTATCACTTTTTTACAGATTGGTATTTAAACATTTACGAGGTATATATTGAAGCATGATTAAGATGATTGAAAAAGTTATGTTAGGAGTAATAGCATTATTGACTATTATTGCTACATTACAAGAGATAGTTATGATTTATGCACATGGTAGTGTATCATTACCAGACTTATTATTACTATTCATTTATACAGAGGTGTTAGGTATGATAGGTGTATTCTACACTAGTAATAAAATACCTATAACTTTACCATTGTTTATTGCTATGACGGCATTATCAAGATTAATAATCTTACAAGGTAAAGACATGGACCCAAGTGCATTAGTTTTTGAGGCAAGTGCAATACTACTAATTGCTATTGCATGTTTAATAATTAGATACAGACCATCTAATCAAAGTACGGAGTTGTAGTATGAATGAAGATAGTATATATAAAAAATATAACATCACAATTGATGGCAAGAAAACATATGTTTATGCATTGAAAAGTTTAACAGATGAAGAGGCAAAAAAAGAATTAAAAGGTAGATTTAAAGATAGTAAGGTGACAGGTATAAAATATGAAAACTGAACATGAGGTAATAGATAATTTCTTACCAAAAGAATACTTTGATGAATTAAAAAAAATTGTTATGAGTGCAGGTGTACCTTGGTATTGGACTAAAAAGATAAATAAATTTCATAAAGAAGGTGAAGGTGATTTATCGAGTTACTTTACACATGCATTATTTAATATCAGATTAGATTATATTTTTAGTACCCATTATCATCATTTTAATCAATTTTATAATTACCTTAATATGAAAGCTTTAATAAGAATGAAGTTAAATTTATATCCAAGAACAGGTACGATAGAAGTACATGCTCCACATATAGATTATGATTATGACCATAAAGGTTGTATTTTTTCATTTAATACTTGTGATGGTTATACAAAATTAGAAGATGGCACAAAGATTCAATCAGTAGAGAACAGAGCATTGTTGTTTAATCCAGGAATAGAACATTCTAGCACTTCAACAACAAATGCAAAGGGAAGGGTTAATATTAATATAAATTATCTTTAATGAGTAATACAATGAGTAGAGCATTTTGCATAGGTAATGGTGAGAGTAGAAAAGGTTTTGATTTAGAAAAATTAAGACCTCATGGTGTGATATATGGCTGTAATGCTTTGTATCGAGACTTTACACCTGATGTACTTGTTGCAGTAGACCATGGCATATGTCATGAGATATACAATAGTGGTTATTGTCAAAAGAATGAGGCATGGTTTAGAGACTGGACAAAAGTACCTGCTATGCATTATGACATGATGATTTATAGTGCAGTAGATAAAATAACAAGAGATGAAATAAAAGAATATTATGATAAACATATTGAAAACGAAAGAACGAATGCTGAAGAATTTGTATTTCATGGTTCTAACTTATCAGGTCTTGCAAACATTATTAAAAGTGGTAAGGCAAAAGGTAAAACAAAAGAGATTATAAAACAACAGATTAATCATTCATCAATCAATGTCAGTTGGATTAATAAACCTGATTTTTCAAACAACATAACAGACTTGATAGAAAATTATAAAAAAGATTTAGGGTGGGCAGCCGGTGCTACGAGTGGTAGAATTGCAGTAGAACAAATAAAAGAGTTAAAAGAGGTTTATTTAATAGGCCATGATTTAGAAAGTTACGACAACAAAGTAAATAATCTCTACAAAGGAACAGACCATTATGTATCAGCAGAGAACGGTAAAACACCATCAGAAAACTGGAAGATACAATGGGGTGCTTTATTTACTGAATATAATGACATACAGTTTTATAAAGTCAATGAGAAACCTGTAGGTACTGAAGATAATATAAATTGTGTAGTAGATACATGGAGAAATAATAAGAATATCAAATATATTACCTATGATGATATGGAGAAAAGATTAAATGAAAGTAACACATAGTCCATTATTTTATGAACCATTTTCAGTATATACACCTGATAATAAAATTACACAACCAGAAAAAGATTTTTTAAAAAATCTAGAAACTAGCAAAATAAAAACAGGTGGTAGTGTATCTACATCTGTAGACATATTTAATGAACATCCTGAATTACAAAATATTAGAAATGTAATGTTAGATGTTGCAGAATGTTATAAAAGAGATGTATTTGGTATTGATAATGAGTTGGCACCATTACATAGCTGGATAACAGTACAAAATAAAGGTGACTATCATCATCCCCATACTCATCCTAATGTTTTATTTAATTTAATTTACTATATTGAAGGTGCTGAAAATGCACCGTTGAGAGTTGATTTAGGTGCTGGTAAATCAAGATTGACTGAATCATTTAATCTTGCATTTAATATTTCAAACACAAATGGATTTAATTGTGGCACATATGAATATAATTGTAAAGATGGTGAGATAGTATGCATACCAGGTTATTTAAATCATGGTACAGAACCAAGTAAAGGTCATAGAGTGTGTCTAGGTTATAACTTTTTTGTAAAAGGGGTCTTAGGCGACATGCCTATTTGTATGATGAATCTATCAACCAGCCTTTACAATGACAAATAAATGTTATATAATAGGTGTAACTATTATAAATAGTACTGTAGCTTGCTACAAATACGAGAATACAATAATACAACAATACGGAGGATAATATGGATTTTGAATCATTAAAAACATCATCTAGTGGTTTTGATAAACTAACTAAGGCACTAGAAGAAAACCTCAATCCTGAGGATTCAAAAAACAAAAACAAATACCAAGATGACAGACTGTGGAAACCAGAGCTTGATAAAACAGGTAATGGGTATGCAGTACTAAGATTCTTACCAGCAACATCAGGTGAAGATATGCCATGGGTTAGATTATGGTCTCATGCATTTCAAGGACCAGGTGGGTGGTATATTGAAAATAGTTTAACTACACTAGGTCATAAAGACCCTGTGTCAGAAGAAAATACTAGACTATGGAATACAGGTGTTGAATCAGATAAAGGCATTGCTAGAAATCGTAAGAGAAAATTATCTTATTATGCAAATGTTCTAGTAGTATCAGACCCAACACATCCTGAAAATGAAGGACAAGTAAAATTGTTTAAGTTTGGTAAAAAAATATTTGATAAGATAACAGAGGCAATGCAACCTCAATTTGCAGATGAAACACCAATTAATCCATTTGATTTCTGGAAAGGTGCAAATTTCAAATTGAAAATTAGAAAGGTTGATGGTTTCTGGAATTATGACAAATCAGAATTTGAGGGTGTTTCTGCTATCGCTGATAATGATGATAACATCAAGGCGATATGGGAGAAACAATATCCTCTAAAACCATTCTTAGATACCAGTAATTTTAAATCGTATGAGGAACTCAAAGAGAAACTGAATCGAGTAATTACAGGTACTAAGTCTACCGACACAGTAGAAAATGTAGACCTCCCATCCACATCTACTGCTACGGTTCAAAGT